TAATCGAGCCCTTGCTGCATCAGCGACGGGATAGCGCCCTGACCGGACCAACCCAGGTCGGACAGGAACTGGTTTCCGTTTGCGGTGGCGAAGTCCAACGGCATCTTCTGGAGGCTCTTGATCTGATCCTGGTAGCCCTGCGACGTGGATGACATTTGCCCGCCGTACTTCTGGGCGTAGGCCAATTTGTCGCGCTCCAACCCGAGCGCGGTTTTCTGGTTGCGGATCTGCTCAAGCTGCGCCTTGATAGCGGCCTGGTCGGCGCTCGGGTCGGCCTTGGCGAGTTGCAGTTCCTTGCGGCGGATCTCCAACTCGGCCAGCGACTGCCCCAACTCGTCGATCTTCAGCTTCGCCTCAGTGGTGTCGATCTGCGTCAAAGCCTGCCCAGCCGAACCCATCGACTCCTTGAACGTGTCCGCCGACGACGACGTTGCCGCCAGCTGGGTTTGCAGCCCGGACAGGGCTGGTGCCGGTGCGGCTGCGGCGAGGTTGAAATTGAGGTTCACCCCTTCAGCGGAACCGAACACCTCCTTCACCGACTGCAGGATCGCGGTCGCATACTCCTTGACCTGTGCGACACCGGCACCGACTTGGGAGCCGACGCCCTCGTTGAAGCCTTCACCGACGTTCACACCGATCTCGCGGAACACCTTCGACGGCGAGTTGATCCCCAGGAAACCTTTCACCGCCCCGACCACGCTTGAGGCGACATCGCGGGCGGCTTGCAGCGCCGCCCCGGCCATCGACTTGATGCCGTTGATCAACCCTCGGATCAGGTCGGCGCCCGCAGACACCAGCAGCGAACCGAACCCCGCGCACGCCGCCACAACCTGGGATCCGAACTGCCGCACAGCATCCACCCCCTGGTTGATGCCGTCGGAGATGAACTGCACGAACTGCTGCATCCCGCTGGATATCGTGCTGACCAACCCGGACACAGCTCCCGCAACCGCGGCGACCACGCTGGCGGCGAACTCGGCAAACCTCGCGACGACCTGCGCCACCAACGTCGCTACATTGGCGAGGACGCCGAGCAGCGGGGCGAACGCTGCCACCACGCTCAGCGCCGCAGCGGCGATCTGCGCTACTGCCGGTACGAGTGGAATGACGGCTTGGATCAGCTGAAGGAACGCCGGCGCCAACTGGACGATCACCGGAACCAGCTGCGTGAACGCGTTAGCGACTGCCGGTAGGGCCGTCGCCAAGCCCTGCCCTATCGCGGCAGCGAGCTGCTGAAATGTTTGGGTGATCAGCGGCATGAGCGGCGCCAACGCCTGAACCGCAGCCAGCAGCACAGTGCCCAATGTTTGAGCGACCTGGGTCAGGATCGGTGCCAACGCTGTCGCGGCAGCGGTCAACACCGGACCCAACACCTGGGCGATCTGCGTCAACGCCGGGGCCAACGCCTGAACCGCTGTGGACAGCGTCGAACCCAGGATCGTCGCCAACTGGGTGATGATCGGCATGATCGCTGACACCGCCGGGGTGAGAGCGGCGAACGCCGGGGCCAACGACGTTCCCAACGCCCCAATGGTGTTCGCGACACCCGCCGCGAACGCTGTCAGCGCCGGCATCGCCCCGACGAGCAGGTCACCGAACCCTCCGAGCAGGGTTTGCAGAGGCCCACCCAGCGAAGCCATCGCCTGAGCACCAACCTCGAACAAGCGGGTGAACAGGGTGAAAATGCCGTCAAGGGTTTGCGACAAGCCCTGCATCGCGCCTTCGAACACACCGTTGGAGGTGATGCGTTGCACCATCGCGTCGAATCCGTTGGCGAAATTCTGCAGCGGAGCGAGCAGCAGGTTGAACGACTGCGCCCCCGCAGATGCCAACGTGAGGAACGACTGGGTTGCTGTTTGCACTACCGGGCCGAGGTCCCTGAAGAAGCCGCCGACGCCTTGCAGGATCGTTCCGATCTGCTGCACACCCTGAACCGAGGTGGCGGCGTTCGCAAAACCCTGAAACATCCCCGACAGCCCTGAGGCGACCTCTTGGAATCCCGACTTCAGCATCGGAAGCATCGGCAGGAACTGCTGAAAGATCGGAGTCAACTGCTCCTGGAAAGTGCCGGAAACCGCCGCCTTCAGCTCTTCAAAAGCTGGTTTCACCGACTCCGCTGCCGCTTTGATGCCGTCCAAGCCCAAAGCGACCGCCGCACCGCCTGCGGCGAACGCACTGATCAGGGATGGCAGCCCAGCAAGAAGCCCCGACACCAGTCCGACCGCCGGGGCGGCGCCGGCGAACACCGCAGCCACGATCAGGCCGGTGCGGGACAGCCGGGTCATGCCGCCGCTGGCTCGCGTGGCCGACTCACCGACGCTGTCCAAACCCTGATTCAAAGCGAACAAACCGCCAATAGACAGAGTGGTGTTGTTCAGCTTCGACCGCAGACCGGCCAGCGCACGCTGGAAACGGTTCTGATCTACCTCAATGGGGATTTCGATCTTGTCCCTGGAGGCTATGGCTTTGATATCCGCGAGTGTCTTCTCAAAGTCCGCTTTGATCGGCTTTGAGTCGAACTCCGCGTCCAGTTCCACTGGAAGCTGACGCAGCTCCGCAACAAGACCTGATAGGCGCTTGCGGAGCTGATCGTCGTCAACATCGGGTCGGATAGTGGCCCGCAGCGACGCTGCTTTGTTGATGATGTCGGCACGCCACTGCTTGAAAGCCTGCTCGCTGGTCTCAGGCTTGGCCGGAATCGTTGTTTCCGGCAGACCTTTAGGGTCTGTGAACTTCGGCTCAAACGGAACCTCGGTCTTCGGGAGGTTCTTCGTTGCGTCCCTGACGCTTTCCCTCAGCTGCTCACCAATGCGGGATGTATTGGCGTCAACAACGACTTCGGCGTCAAGGTTCCCGGTGGCAGCCCGGACCTCATCGCGCAGACGGCTGGTGTCCGCACCAACCATGATCTCCGCGACTTTACGTTCCAGCTTCTCCAGTTCGCCCTGCAGTTCCTCCCGGAACCGATCCAAATCAGGAATGACCCGGATCGAGACCTTCCCGACTTCCTTCGAACCGGCCATCTGAACCTTCCTCAGCCAACTTTTGGGCCGCGATAGCGGCAAACGAACCAGCGCCGCGGCGCTTCGGACGGTCAGGGATGGGGAACGGCTCCGGCGGCTTCGGCCGGGACTTCACATGCGCCGACACATAGGTGTGCTGCAAAGCCCGAACCGCGTTCACCGTCGCCGCCGCCGCATACCGGGACGCGTCCCAACCGCGGAACTCCTGCCCACCACGCACAGCAGCGTTGAACCGCCCACCCTCAGGCAGGCCGCGGATCAACACCAACAACCACAGCGGGGTCAGCGGGCTGCCCGGATGCATCAGATCCCGCAAATCCACCCGGTAATGCTCGAGCAGGTCAGCGGCCAAATGCTCACCGTACTCATCTATGAGGTCGGCGAGCCCTCGGCTTCCCCCGCCTGGGTGCCCTCCATCCACCGCGAAAACACCCGCAGCGTCAACGCCAAATCGTCCTCAATGGACTCCACGAGCTTCGCGCCGAGCTTCTCGTTGTCGGCCACCAAAGGCAGGATTTTCAGGGCGATCTGCGCGGACTGCTCAGTGGCCACCAAACCGTCCTGGTCCTCGTCTTTCTGGATGGCGGACAGCTCATCGAGCAGTGTGTACACCTGTTCCCGGGTGTTCTTGGGGAGCCGCAGGAGGTTCCGCAGCGTCAACGTTTTCCCCTCCCCCAAGTCCACTTGGCAGGGGGCGAATTCGCGCTCGATGTCTTCGCGGAGGGAATCCAAAGTCAAAATGTTGTTGTTGGGCATGGCTGGGCCTTTCTCATAGCGGGTCTTTGGCGGGCAGTGTGGTGAAGGGGGGAGGGGAGCGGCCCGCCAGGAACTCCCCTCCCCCGGCCTACTCACGGGACGAAGAAGTCCTTGTTGATCCAGGAAAACTTCACTTCGGTGTTGTGGCGCAGCAGCGTCGCCCGGATGGGCAGCGCCGCGAACTCGTCGGTGGCCATTTCCACCGCATCGTCCCGCCTGAACGACGCCTTGTGGGCGTGGAACCCGATCTTGTTGTCGCCGTCCACGATCAGGATGAACAGGGCCTTCTCCACCGGGACGGTGGTGCCGCCGGCCACACCGAACACACCCGCAACAGCGGAGGCGTCCTTGCCGTAGTACAGCTCGAACGCACCCGAGTCGAACTGGTGCAGTTTGAAGACGAGGTAGTCAGCGACCGGTTTGGTTTCCACCTCGCGCAGCGACTCGTTCTGCCAAGTGCCACGCGTCTCCAGATCGCCGCCGTCGTAACCGAACTCCGGCAGATCATCGCGGGAGGTGTGCCCGACGTTGACCCACGCAACAGGCAGTGTGGTCTTCGCATCCGCCACAGTGGAACGCCCGGCCTTGCCGCCAGCATCAGCGTCGGGGTCAACCACAACATCGTCAACCCCGGCTTCAAGAAGCAGCTTCGGGGTAGCCAGAGCGGCAAGTTCAGTTGGGGTCGGTGCGGCAGTTCCGACCGGGGCCGTGAAAATGAACCCAGTCGCAGCGGTGATCACCGCTTTGTCATTGATTGGCATGTCTATTTACTCCTGTTACTTGATTGGAAGGGGCCGAACCCCGAATGCGATAAGTCCCTGAACCCGCCAGGAGTCCTG